TTGGGATTTTTATGTGTTATTTGTTGCTAATGATTCTGCTGATCTGATTATTGGAGCACTTCCTGATTTAATATCCAATCTAACATTTTTATAAAAATCAGAAGTTGGTACGTTTTCAATTTCTGGTGGTAAATCTACTTTTAATACAACTAATTTACTGCTGGATGGTGGTAAAACTACGTTTCCACTTGGATAGCGTAAGTCATTTCCCGTTTCAGGATCGACTACAACCATCCAAGGTTCATCAGTTGATATATTTACGGTTATGGGTACTTCTTGGTCAGTATTACCCATAACAATCGGGATGTCACTCACCGTGCTAGTATTAAAATTATAATATCTAACATAGTTCAGACTTTGCGATTCCGGTGCTATGGCATAGAAGAACTTTTCACGAATATTATACGTACTCATATTAAATCAAACCTATATCGTTGTGGATTATCTTCTTCATCTTTTAGTGCCGAATCATATACTTCGTCTATAGCAGATACTATATCAAATGTTAGTTCAGTTTCCGTAAAGGTAGTACTACCTGATAACATTTTATTTTCTATTTTAGTGAGTGCGATAGGATATGCTTCATTTAATACCTTTTGTGCAATTGTATTAATTCCAACAAATTCACCAACATCATCATCAAAATTATATTGTAGCAATTTGTCACCAGAGCCACTAGCAAAGTTTCTATATAATGATGAGCTGTCAATTTTTGCTGGACTTACTGGTAAAATTAAGTCACCAGCTCCTTCTTGATTAAATATTTGTTTAAGAATAGGACGAATATATTCTGAGTTTATTCTAGGAATAGCAAATGTGTTTAATTCATCTTGTAGTTCTACATCTGTTAATTTTAATTCTATTTCTGTTCTTGCTGTCGAGACTCTGGTGACTTTAAGTGGACGAGTTTCATAATTTCCAATTTCATCTGCAAAGAAATTTAATGTTACAGAATACCTGCCGGGTGGAACTGATAATGCTGTAACCTTTGCGAAATCTATAAATAATAACTTACGAAACGTACCATCTTCATATTGTAGAGTTTCTACGTAAATTGCTTTGTTACTATTTTTAATTACGTCTGAGTATAATAAAGAATTATCTGCCAAACTATAAAGATTGATTTCTATATTATTTTCTAACAACTTTTCAGCGAAGTCTGCTGGAACTTCCATATCTAGCAAGCTATCGTTTCTATTTTCTATAATACGAGAAACCGTAAACTTGGTTCCGTAAAATGATGTGATATCTGATTGAAAATTTTTAATGTTTGGCATCAGTCTAACTCTTCAAAGTTTTTATTAATTCTTGATATCCACGTGTTATAATCTAACTTTTCTTTATAAATTGGAGTATAGTACGAACTACTACTAAAATAATCATCGGTAGGTATACTAACAACGAGTTCAGTAGCAGAATAGTTTGTTTGTAACTTATCAAAATGTCCAGACGCAGATAAATCAAACAAAGACACAGAAATATCTATTTCTTCTTTTGTTTCTGCTGCTGTTATATCTGGATTTGAACCACTTATTAAAATAATAGCCATAAATTATTCCACTTTAAATAATGCTTCTGTATCTACTATTCTAGAATAGTCTCCGCTGACTATTTTTAATTTTAACGTGTAAAATCTTCCTTTATAAAGAGGTAATGTGTCCAGTACTACATATGACCCCGATGCATCAGTACTAATCTTACTGTAATCGTCGAATGGTATTATAGTAGTGTTACTTTGCACATCTACGATAGAATAATACGATGATGAAGGTAGGTAATATTTGTTTTTATAACGCAGAGTAGAGTCAAATGACCGTAATGGATATTGGTCACGGACTACCAAACTTACTTTATCAACGTCGCCTTTAGTATATGTTTCACGTAAATTACTTGGGGATATTTTTACATTTAATGAAGGAATTCTTGATAAGCTTCCCGTACTAAATATTTGGTTATCCCATGCTACTTCTAGTGTTGGTTGATGGATAGTATGTGTTTGAGTTGAAAATACCTTAATATTACCTTCATTTAATGGATTACTTTCATCTGTGTTTGGGAACTGTAATGCTAATCCATAAAATGTTGACTGTAGCGATTGACTGACGTATGGTCGAATAATACTTGTTACATCAACACGAATATCTTCTAGTGGATAACTGGATAAGGTAGTACTTTGACTTGTTGATGTAGTCAGAAAATCTCCCCCGGCACTACTCCAAGATACCGCAGACGTACATTTTGACCACGTTGCTCCATCGTTTGAATTTTTTATATTTTGATAAAAATATCCGCTACCCTCGTCCCATGAACGAGAAACTTGATATACAATAATTTGTTGGTTTCTAATTACACTACTAGCGTTAGCTAGTTTTAAATTTAAAAAGTAACTGGCCGTAGCTGGAACACTTGCTGTTGTTGGGAGATCAAAATATAATAAGGTACGGGCTGATGCCGTAGCGTAAGCAGTGGCGCTTAGACTATCAACGCTCGTGTCTACTACTTTACCAATTTCAAGAATTTCATCCAATCCAGCATTATTGTTACGAAATGCTTGATATATAGTAGCGTCTTTGCTAGCAGTTAGTATTTTTCTCATTGGGTAGCGTTTCCTATAATATCAGTTTGTGGATACTTTAATTCGAAAATACTAGGGTCAAGGCTTGGATAAATGACTCCATTCACCGTAGCGTCATCAATATCATATCTGTAGTTTTGGTATCCCGCACCGTCACGATATTGGTACTTGTTAAAAATACGGACATCACGTACTGTTTGTACACCGTCTACTAATCCTATAGTATAGGATAAATCTGATAAGATGATAGGTTGATTAATATTCCACTTACTTAGGTTGAAAAACTCTTGTACAGCACCAATACTACGAACCAACACATCATTTAAATTATAGTTTCGAAGTACAGATATATCAAATTGTACGCCTACATTTATTACAAATGCATCTAAAATGTTTACGTCATCTGTCAACATTCTAAATTGTTCTAAATATCTTGCTAAATTTTCTTTAGCTATGGTGTTTAGCGTAGTTAAATTTCCGTTTGTATCGTAGCCAAGTGTGTATAAATTAATAGCATTTGGTCTGACTGGATTATCTACGTATATTTTTTCGTTTGTTGATGCTAATATTCTATTAATTTGTTCATCACGAACGGCAAATGCTTTTGCTACCTTTCCAAATCTTGGTGGTAACGAATATGAACGAACTGCGTAGTCTTCAACTGTTACTACTCTGTTCTGTGCATTAAAGAATGCTAGTGCATTCTGACGAATTTCTTCTAAAGAATCACCATCACCGCCGCCAGTAGCTGGTAATAAGTTATTAATTGTGATAGCCTGTACCGCTGCGTTAAATGCTGTAACTTCTGCGGGGGTATAGTCTGTGATGTCATTTAATGTAGTTAATTCTGCTACATTTGTAATCGTGTTTGATGGAGTGTTACTTGAAACACCACCACCAACCCAGTATCTAATAGTTAATGTGGTGTTAGATGGGGATACTCCGTATGCATTACTATTTAGGAAGTTTACATTATTAATTGCAACGTTCCCCAACACACTTTCTATAGTATTACCGTATTGAGAATTTGCAATTTGTCTAGAGTCTAGTGTGGTATTTACTTCTGCCTCGTTATCTGTACCTGACCCAAATACCAACTCTATGCGTAAGTCTCTATTAATTCTTGTTACAAATCTACGAGGGACTTTACGAAGTCGTAATTTTGATGAAGGAAGTGCACCGGTTTCACCGTTTGAAGTTACATCTACGTCATCCATAATAATATCTTGTGCCAAATAATCTACTTCATACCACGTATTACCATTAGAATCTACTACGCTTTCAATACCAATTATATTTTCATTTGGCATTAATACCGATGCAAACCGTTGTGGAGTTCCAAAAGAAAACGTTGTGGTACGTTCTACTGCAGCGACTAAACTAGCTTGTTTACTAATGATAAATGTTGAAGGATTACCACCATCAAATGTATTAACAATATAGTCTGTGGCGGTAATATCTGAAAAATCAACATCTTCGTCTAGTCTAAATTGAATTGTGTTTTGACCATTTGTTGTGAAAGTACTTCCACGTGCAACTTTTATTAAATATTTTGGGTCAGGCACGTACAATCCATTAATTATTGTAGCAGGAGCTATTTGATAAAGTGTTGCTACTGTAGTTGCTGGTGCAATTAATTTTGGTTTGTATCCAAGAAACTGAGATATAGTTACTACATTTTCTTGTTGCTCAGCGTATGCTAATAAGTTTTCTTTGAATGCGTTATCAATATAAAATGATAGTACATCGCCAACATACGATGCCATTTCAATAAACATCATACCTGGTGATGTTTCATTAAAATCAGAGTATGAATTAGGGTAATATGCTTTAGCAAAATCTATAAGATTTTGTCTAAAGTCTGTAAATGTTTTTGCAACATAGTTAATTTGCTTAACATTCGGTCTTGGTTGTATAGTTACCGATTGATTACTTGACATTTAATACTCCAATTTAAATTCTTCGTAAGCGTCGAGCTTCTTGTAACTTTCGTATCGCTCTAGCTTCTTGTACAGTTTTACTAAACTCATCCAATTCTTGTTGAGTTTGTGGTTCACCTTGGAATCCAACTGTTGGGGTGCCAAGTTGTGTAGTTGATATTGCTACTTCATCTACAACATTTGGATTATTTTTAAATCTATATAGACAAGTGATGTTGTACATATTATCACGTTCTACTGGTGTTATCGTAAAATTAATTAGTTCTATGAACGGTAACCAACGATTTACAGCTTCTTCGACAGCCGCTCTAGCATTTTGCTCAGTTTCTTCATTCATCGTTTCAAACAATACTTTCCACAAATCACACCCAAGTTGTGGTTGACCCACCCGTTCACCTTTTTTTGTAAGAATAAGATTCTTAAAATTTGAACGAGTTTGTTGAATTACAGATACAGATTGTTCAAACATTCCAGTTTGACCCAATCTAATTGGTAATGTTACACCGATAAACTTCTGAGCCATTTATATCTCCAATTACGCCAACTTCATAGCTTTCATTAGTGCAGAGTAGTCTTTATTTATTGCTTGTAATGCCGGATTATTTGGGTCTACTCCTTCCGGTGCTTGCATTACTGGTCCTACATTTTTTGATGTAGCAGTAATTGTGTCACCCAAACGTTCTAATCCCATCATTTGAGCAAGTTGACCACGAGAAAGTTTTGGTTTAGCGGTTGCCACAGATTCATTTACTTGTGGCTTTTGTGTATTTTTAATTTCCGCGATAGCTTCGCCAAGAACTTCTGGAAGAATCTTTTTTACTGCTTTTTCCACCGATTCTTCAATCTGTTCCTTGACCAATTCTTTCACATATGCACGAAATAATGCTTTATCCATAGATTTACCCTCTATTGTTGATAATTTGTCGAGAAATATTTGCTAGTTGTGTATTCTTTAAATTTTTTCTATATTCAAATGGATTTTGTTGTCTTTTTAAATCTTCTTTTAGTGCTTTAACTGATGCTTTTTGCTTTTGTGCTTTAATTCTATCAATTTTTGTTTTTATAAAGTTTTTGATTTGTCCATACGAAGGTATTGGAGGTGGCGCTGGTAATGTTACAAGTGCCAATAACTCGGTAGGTAACGAAGGTATTGACGGTAACGCAGGAAATCCTTTTACAAAAACTTGTGCTTTATCCAGTGCATTCTTTTTTATTTCATCTAAACTACCAGTTTGAAATGTACTATCAGGAATAGCTATGTTTAATATTCCAGCATCAGGTATATTTGGTACTTCTGGTATTTGTGGTATTTCTCCCAACAACGTTTGAGCGTTTTGAGGAATACTACTGGCATTTACAGGAATTAGATTTGTAGGAATCGCCATATTTTATCTATTCGTTTTAGTAGTAAAATTAGTAGTACTGTTAAAAACCGCAGAACGTGGGTCTGTACCTAATTGAGCACGTAACGATATTAATTTTGCTGCAAATGGTGCTGGATTTAGGGTTGTTATAGATTTAACTAAATCCACCGAAAACGCGTCCATTAATTCTTGCAACCATTTTGCGAGTTGTCCACCCAATACCATTGGTTGGGTGTCATCTCCCGGTGAACAACCTATAAATATCTTTTTACCATTAATTATGAAGTTTTTTGACGTAGTTTGAGAAATATCTTCTACACTTGATAGTGAAATGGTACGCCCATTGATAATTACATCGTCTTTACTGGTTAGGGATATATCTTGTTCCGCAGTCATCATCACCGATTTTGCTGAGTCTATTGTGATACTTTGTACTGCACTTAAATTTATTTCTCTTTTGGAAAAAAGTGTTATTTCGTTGACTTTACTGTTCAAAATCACTCTATCGGAGTTTATAAAGATTTGAGCTCCGGTGTATTTCGTTGCATCAGACGTTTCGGTTGACCTTAAATGCGATATACTGTTAATTGTAGCTGGTTCAAGTACCACTTTTTCATCTGTTACCATCCAGATACAACTTTTATCGTTGTTTATATCTTCATATACCAATGAATACGGCGATGCATTTGTTGTAGATAGTGATTTACTAACACTTTGTCCCACAGTAAACAAAAGATTTGGTTCTGGTTTGGGTGTAGTTATATTACTAAATAAGCTTGACCCAAATCTTATGATATTACCATATCTACCTTGAATTATGGTGTCCCCTTCATTCGGACGTACCATTCTAGAGCTAGGATTTTCTGCAAACTCATCACCCAGTTGAACAGATTGCTGTGTGCCCCAAGGACGATATGCTGGTCCCCCTTGTGATGCCATCGTAACATCTTGTGGTCTGGATGTATTTCCGTTGGGTGGAGAAAATTTTTCGCTCAATCCTGGCCAAGAATTTTCGGTTATCTTGTTATTAGTATTGATTCTTCTTGTATAGAATATTCTTCCTAACGAATAAAATACCAGTACCAATTCGTTTTTCAACGGATACTCCCGTATGGTTGTATCTAACGGCATAACCCAGTTTAATTGCTCTTTTGGTACACCTCTATCATCTGGAATTAACCGTATTCTTGCCATACCAATATTCGTACCGAATTCTGTAGAATAGTCAGGATGACTTTCATTTATAATAATATCTTCTACCAACCCATCTTTATATGGAGCATCACTAGAAACCGAAAATCTTGGGGACTGTGATGCTCCTAATTGATTAATATCGAGGTTGTATGACCGAGGACCGTAAACTGCCACTTCTATTTCTCCGCAAAAACATCATCCAAGTCCTTCACATCTTCATGAAGTTCTTGGATTTCAACCTTTATATCACCCAATAGTGCTTCTTTTTCTGATTCTGATAGT